GTTGGCAATTTGTTGGTGACCAACTAAACTTGGATGATTACTTGATGTTTTATCAACAAACAAAGAATCAAAGTTATGTTTTGCTGTATTGAGCCAACTAACGTGAGTGCTAAGATATTGTTGTTGTGCTGGTTCCAATTGTGAAAACACAGTTTTGTCTAAGTTACTAAACCAGTATTTTATATTGTGTTTATCAAAAAAACACGACAACCCTATTACCTGTTGAAAATATTTTTGACTGTAAGTTTTGTTGTTGCAAAATCGATAATATGTGTTTTGAAATCGATCGTTATACTGTTGATGCTCATACTCAGTTTGTGTACTAGTTGTGCTGCCAGTAGGCAAGCACATGGCCCAGCACTGTGCAATCTCATCCCAGAATTCAAATCTAGGACTTTGAGTCCACTGTATTATAGCAATCCATTCATGTTTATATTGTCCGTTAGAAATAAGATTTGTAAAATAATCTAGTGTGGTACGGACAATTCTTTCGTTGCTACCGCTGCCCATACTGAGATTAACATGTTCTACGTTTAAGTGTTGGCTTAGATGATAAGGCCACACACTGCGAATTCGTTGTTGATTGACTTCTGAAGAATTTTCCCAATCTAGGTTGTTGCCGTGTTCGTCCCACAGGCTTGGACAAATAGCGCCGCCCCAGGTAAAACTACATCCGTTGGTAAAAAGTTTCATATTGCTATTATACAGGATTTATAATAGAAGTCAATCAGTTTATGTAAGTTCGTTAGCCGAATCTGCCATGCCGGCCACTGTGTCTTGCGCTTGATCAACTGTCATGGTGTCTGCTTCTGCTTCGTCGCTACCAGCTCCACTTAGTATAATTTCTTCATCGGTTACATTGACAATGATGTTTTTGAGTGGATCTTCGCCAGCCAATGTACGCAATTGACTGTCAGTGATGTTGACACCCATATTGTGGGCCATGCTTAAAAAAACTTTGATAGGAACTGCTTTGCTACTGTTGGTATCGTCTGTGCGTCCATGAAGGTATTCTGCGAGTGCTATTAGTTGTTGAGCAGACGGATTGTCTGATCTTTCAGTAAACTCGCGGATACGCATTTATCTACGAGCTCTTCCTAGGCTGCCCATTTCTGGTTCTTCAACATCAACGTCGACATCAACATCAGGAACTTCAATGTCTGCATCAACGTCTACTTCAGCATTTGGATCAACTGGAGCAGCAACTTCTTCGGCACCTGGAACAACTGGCTCTTGTCCAGTTAGTGTGCCCTGTGCAGTTTCCATGCCAACTTTGGCAGCTTGTACCGCATCAACTAGAGCAGCAAGTGCAGCACTAGCAGCATTGTTAAATGCCTGTGATTCGTTTGTGCCAACTGTGCTTGAAATGCTTGCACTCAACGCAGGAAGGTCCTTGAACTGCATAGCAGTTACGTCTTCTAGCATATCTTGGATTCTATCAACCATGTCTTGTGCAGCAAGTACGACCTGAGCCTGCTGTACTTCGTCTTCAGTTAGATATGCACCATTCATTTTCAGTCTAATATTTTCGTCTGAACGTAGTTTGTTTAGGATTGAACCAGCAACTCTTTCGCCGGCAGCTTTTGATCCATATTTTTTAGCAGCACTTTTGGCAATTTTACTAAAGTTTTTGCCTTTTTTGCCAATGTCTTTGCCAGCACGAGCTTTCTTTGCTGAATAATCGCCTTCACCAAGATCAATATCGCCTTTGTCAACAGCCATTTTAAACTGTGCAGCCGCTTGTGGATTGTTTGCAGTACCAATGGTTTCGCCATCGGCTGTGATTTTCATTGTGCCAGTTTGTGGCTCAAGTTTCACATCGGCTTCGCGCATAGCAAGTCTTGCTGCAAGGCCTCTTTCCATAACCAACAGTTTTATAAAACCAGGATCGCGTTCACTGGTATGTGTGCGATGCTCACTGATTAAACTGCGAACTTTTGTCAACATGCTTTTTGCTGCTGATGAAGCCATGTTTTCAAAGTCAATGCTTTTACTAAAATAGCTTTCTAAAACTTTCTGCGACTGTTTAGTCTGCGGTGATTCTAGGTCGAATAGTTTCATTATCAAATCCTTTTTGCTGCCAGTATTTAGCAACATTTATACTTTTGTTAATTTGTTTTCTCAGTGATTGATACTGATCTTTTGCAACATCCAAGCGGTTAAGTGTAATTTCTCGCTGCATTGGCGTAATTTTGCGGCTATTAATAAAGTGACGGTAATGCATCATTTCACTTTGCTTGCCGTTTAACTGATTTTCTAAATATAACAGGTTGTTTGCATTTGTTACTTGATTGTATTTGTCAAATATGCACCAAGCAAGTGCAATTCTACAACTGCTACATGAAACCACATAGTCATCTTGTTTCCAAATTTCATATTCATCTGAAAATTTAATTATTTCATAGTCAGCAAATGCAAAAATAGTGTCATCATTGCGAAAAATTGCATTGGGATTTGTTGCAAGAATATCATCTGCAATTTTTTGTAAAAATTTTGAGGCTTGTTTTGCTTTTAATTGACCACGTATGTTATTACCAACCATCCAACTACTCCTAAAAGAGATGCAATTATACCAGTGCCCCAGCCGATTAGCTGGTCATTTCTGCGTTGTGCCATTTTTTCAACCATGACATGCACTTCATTAATTAGCATTTCTAAACGATCAACTTTAGAATCTAAAGCTTCGATGCATCTAGCCATTGCTTTGTATCGCTCAGCGCATAAGTCAACGTGCGCTTCTAAACTCTTTTTTTCAATTGGTGTGGTATCAGCCATTTGTGTTCTCTACATAATTTTGTTAATATTATTTACCAAAAATTGTCAAAATTCTGTATCGCTAACGTCTTGTATTAGTTTAAAATATATGTTAGCATTATCTCCGGTAGCTAGCATATAGGGCATTAAAAAGCCTTCTTGATAGGTTTCACTGAGGCCAACAATCATTGGAACGCCGTGTACGTCTTGTTTTAGCAACCCTAGTGGATCGTTACCGTCATCAAATATGCCTGGTTGTTCAATGTGAAATGAAAACTGCCACACATTGATTTCATCTTTGCTAAAACAGTTTGGTTCAGATACTTCAATGGGCTGTGTTTTTAAACTGATACACTGTAGGATAGTTTCCCAGTTGCGTTGTTGATTGCGACTGTAGTTCCATTCGTCTATGGTGCTAATTTGTTTGCCCACATTGTTTGTTACAGGCGTTTGCAATTTTCTATAACTTTTTGTGCCAGTTGGAGTGCAATCAAACAGTGTTACTACATCAATCAGTTGCATGCTTCAATCTCCAATATACTATCAATTGGTCCAACATTTCTTTCAATGCTGGATCTGTTTCACTGGCTGCAACAATTTCACTGACGTGTGCTGCAACACTATGTGGTTCAGGTGCTTTTTGTACAAGCTCTCTGTGATGTGTGCCGCTACGTCTACGATAAACAGTGTTACCACCATCTGGACTTTCATAGATCCATTTTGTCATTACCATACTATTACTTAGCCACAAAAAAACCCTAGTTGCAATAACTAGGGTTTTAATGAATTATTCAGTAACTGAAATTAGTTAGTGAATGTAGCTGTAGCAGCAGATGAGCCGCCTGTGGCTGTGTCTAGTGTGCCTGTTGTCCAAGCGCCTGTTGGATAAACAGCAATAGCAAGTGTGTCTGTGCCTGTGTCTGTGAATTCCATGATAGCGATTGTAGCTTTGCCTTGGATAGCGTCTACAGTAGCTTTAGCAACGTCGCCGTCTGTAGCAACGTTAGCTAGTGTGACTGTGAAAAAGTCTAGCTTTGGACCAGCTGGGTTAACTGTTGCAGCTGATGTAGGCAGGTTGATTGCACCTGAAGTGTATGAACCTGTGTCTAGGTTTAGGACTGGTTTAAAGTCACCGTGTGTTCTTGTAAATGAAGCCATTTTGATTTCTCCTTAATAATGGTGGAACCTTAGTTCCTACTTTTATTTAGCCCGTTTTGGAGAAATTGGTCTTTCTCAGACGCTCATAATATTCGTTTTGAAAGCCTTTTTCGCGCATTTGCAGCATCAGTCGATCTGATATTATGTTACGATCAGATGGCACAATGCGATCCCAAGTGCTGGCCTGACGTCGCAGTTGTATAAGCGGAGCAGGCAAATAATCTTGCATTTCACGCTGTAGCATCAACATCATGTAACTGTAGTCGCTGTTGTTGAAGTTGCCTTTGGCAATGGCTCTTAGATTGCGTTTTAGGCGTAGTTCAGGCATAACAATCTTCACGTCTTGTTCAATACGATCGTCAAACTGTTCTGGCTTTAGCAGTATGCAAAGCACATTGTATAGATCTGGTTGACTAACACGGAAGCCATCAAAGTTTTGCAGTTTCATGATCTGAGCTGCTTGATATGCAGCATACACAGGATCACTTTGTGCTAGTATTTGCAGTGCAAGCAACTGTTCAAATGCATACTCGCCAATCTTGCTCATTTTTAAACCATTTAGCTGCTTGATCTGCTTCCACATACGACTTTCATCAAGCTCTTGGAATATGTTTTGTTCTTTGACTGTGTCAGTATCATAAAAATCAACCAAGTTTTCCAATGTGCCAGTGTAAATGCTGTCAACAAATTGATCGCTTACTTCTTGATTGAGATCAACTTCAACGTCAGCTTGTTTTGCAAGTGCAGTTATTTTTGCTGTTGTTCCGGCGGCGGCAGTGCTTTTGAGAATAGCTGCCATACTGTTGTGTTCGCCAAAGTCTTGACGGTATACAACAATGCCAGGCACCTGTTTAAGCAGTTCATAGAGTTTGTCCTGATTATCCTGTATAGTTGCATTGCTGTGTGAAGGGTTTACACACACAAATTCAATTTCTTTTGCTTCAACAATTGGTGCTTCAGTGATGGCTTCATCACCATACTGGTCTTTGTAAAATTGAAATAATGCTCTGGTGTCCATTTTTTCAAATGTTCTTGCAATTTGCATTGCATAGTACATTGGATCATGTTTTAGTTTATCGCCCTGCGCTGCAAGCATTCTGTGCAATCTTGCTGCTGCCTGTTTATAACTGCCGCCATATACTTTAGGCATCATGTAGCGTTTTGCAATAGCCCAAGGTGAATCTTCAATGGCAAACACAGGATCTGCTGTTTTAAAGTCATCCTTGCGCATCACTGTTTTGGCAATCAAGTCCAGTTCTTGGTTTTCACTGTCCCATACAAGTGCAAATGGCACATTGATGTTTGTAACAGTGTCCTGCATTACACCTTCAGCATCCGGACCTAGTTGTGCAATAGGCTTGCCCCAACGCTTGTACTCCTGCTTAAACAAACGTGTAAGTTCAGCAGGCATAATTTCTTTATCATTGCGCTCGTCATTGGCTCTTTGCAAAAAGTGATGAGTAAACTCAACATCAATACCCACTTTGCCAAACATTCTGTCTGCAAATGTTTCCAGTTGTTTGATGTCTACAGGAGTAACAGCCATTACTTTAACTCCGGATTGTTTTGCGCAAAGTTAGCCTGTGAGAATCTCATTCTATCCACAAACTTCATTCCTGCGCCCACATACCCTTCATGTCCAGGCTCGTCACCGATAGCAGCCGTTACATCTTGATCTTGTGCATCCAGTTGACGCACCAGGTCATTTTTAAGTTGGCTGATGTTTAAGAAGCTGCTGAACAGTGCTGCAACTGCACCTTTGTTTTCGTTCATCCATTCAATGATTCTTGGTGCTTTGGTTTTTTCTTTAGCAGTGATCCATGGTCCAAAGTCTTTGACCATGTTGCTATAGTTGCCTGCTCTGACCTTGCTGTTGATATACTGCTTTAGCAGTGCAGGAGTGTTGGTTATCTTTCTTGCTCTAAGCTCGCCAGGATTGAAAAATGCATCAATTTCAGGAGCATAGTTGTTGTAGATATCTTGTACTTGCTTGACCAAGTCTGCGTTTAATGTAATTTTGCTACCAGTATCTTTCATGGTTGGATCAAGTATCAGCACACCAGGTGCTTTGTCTAGCACTGCACTGGTAATTGGTTTTGCACTGCCGCCTGGTTCATCAATGGCTGTGTGTACTGCTACACCTGCTTCGGATGCGCCTACTGCTTTGCCCAGTGCAGTATCTGCACTGACTCTGTATGTTACTGTGTTTGGTGTAAACACATAAGAACCATTTTCCAATGGAGGAGTGTCGCTGTACAACAAATCTCCTTGCACATAGCCGCGAAAATCTTCAGGCACTGTGCGTCTTAACAGTGGAAACAATTTGGCATATATAGCAATCAAGTCTGTTCTGTCACCTTTGCGCATGTTCATGATGCGCTCAATGTCTTGAGGTGACTTGGCCATGCCGTCATAGCCTTTGGCAAGAAATCCAGACTTGTCTGTTAGTATAAACTCACCACGCTCGTTGCGTCCAAATATAACTGCTGGCTTGCCATCCCATTTGATAGTGTTGGTTTTGGCAGGTTCTGCTGCGGCACGTTGTATACCAGCAAGTGCTTGTGTAATGCCTTTGCTGCCATGATCAAATACCAAATCTTCAGGATGCTCAATGCGCACACCTTCAGTTAGTTTGTATGGTGTGTAGGGATTTTCTGTGATCACTTCCATGCCTTGGTGAACAATTCTATCACGCAGTCTTGCAAGCCAATGAGCCCCACCTTCGTTGATTTCTTCAAACTGGAATCCTTCACGTTCAGCATACCCACGGAAGTCTTCCAGTTTGGCATCGCGCTGCGGATCAGATCTCAGCTGACCTAGTATAGACTCGACACTGCCCAGGTCAACTTGTGTTGCACTTTTATTCAACAACATTTTTGCTATCTGATCAGGATCGTCTGTAATAAATGCATTGTCACTCCGACGGAACAAGCCTGCATTTTGATTGAGTTTAAGCCCTTGAGCTTTCGCGATGCTATTAATTAAAATGTTTCTTGTTGCGCCTTTGTATTCACTTTGTGGATCACTGCGCAATATAAATTTACTAAATTCTGGCTTTTGTACAAACATAAAGTCTGTCTGCACATAGCCACGCTCTTCGCGTCCTGTAATAGGTGTTTTAAAGTGTACACTGATACCCGACTTTTTGGTCCATTCGTTGGGATCAAAGTTGTGACT